ACGGCTCCACGCCGTGAGTTGATCACTAGTCAGCGCCGCAAAGTTAGTAAGAGCCATTTGGCTTCTCCTTTAATTGCGTTACAAAATCTAGTAATGCACCTGCATTACCAGGCTACAGCCGACTTTATGGAGCGGCTAACCCGTTTCCCCGTATCGTGGGGTCACGACTTAGCGCGTATTTACGAGGCGCGACCTCGGCACGTTTAACGCCGTTGCAGGCGAAAACTCAAACGTTTTTAACGTGTGCGACACGGCCAGATATCGTTCCGGCGGACGAATTCAGTTGTAGATTAGCAACACGAATAAAAGTTCGCAACTACTATCTGTATTTTGCTGTCTTTTTTGCGATCCGCTTGGGCTGCTTAGAAAACTGCTTCCCGCTAGCCGTCGCTTTTCGTTTGTTACGGGTTGTGGCTGCGTACTCCTGCGGGCTTAACGCATTACGGGCGGCTCGGGGGAGATAACGCTCCCCCGTGGCCTTATTACCCTGGATGCTGTTTTTACCAGACCGGGTACCCCAGTCTTCCTTGGTCCACTTCTTAAGGGACCGCTGAGACTTAGCTAACCCCATGAACTAATCCTTCGACATCTTTCGAAGCGTCATAGCGAGACGGGCACGCTGGCCCATCTTGCCGGACTTCTTGGCCGCTTTACGGAGCTGCTTGGCGGGGATCTTCTCCCCCTTCTTGACGCCGAGTGACTTCCGCAAAGCACCGGGCTTTTTAATAGCCCCGCTGATCCAGTTCTTAGCCATTACTTATAGCCTCCACCTGCTTTCTTGTACTGGACGGCCAACATCTGCGCCTTCCTGGCGCTCCACTGTCCGGGCTTACCGCCTTTGCCACCCGCCTTAATGCTTTCAAACAGACGTTTGCGCATTGTTGGCTTGGTGTAGTTACCAGCGGAATTAACGCTGCTCTTCTTAGTAGCCATATCCTTTGGCCTTCTTAGCAGGGGCCTTCTTTTTGGGGGCACCCTTCTTCATAGGGCCCTTGTGCTTAGCGCCCTTCATCATGGTGCCGTCCGGCATACGATGCATATTCTTCATGGGAACTCCTTACTTATTCCTTACCATTTGACCTTATCAGCCCAGTAAGCGGCCGACATCTTACCCTTAGAGATATTTGACGCATGACGAGCTTTGAACGACTCGCGACGCTTTCGGTAGGCAGCAGACTCCCCCTGTTTCTTGGGGGAGCCGCTCACGCCCTGCTGGCCAAACCGAATCGTCTTAACTTGGTCGCCCGCTTTAGCCACCACTACATGACTCTTGGTAGGGTGACTTGGGGTGCGCTTAGGCTTGTTGTAGCCCGACACACCGGCCCTAGCAAGCCTTGGATCGCGGTTAGCCATTAGATGACATCTCCGCGTAAACGCTTAAGGGTAGCCGCTGGGAGAGCGTTAAACTCGTCCTCGCTCAAAGCCATGACATCAAACGCCTTCTCCCCGCGTGCAGCAGAGCTCTCGCCGGGCATATCAGGCGGCTGGGCCTCAGCAGCCTTCATCTTACGGGCTACTTCCGCCCGCTTTTTGGCTACTTCGTCAACGCTTGGCTTAGCAGCAGTCGGCGTAGAGCCAAGAGACGGCTCAACCGGTGCGCCGGGGTCCAAACCGTACTCACGGATGACAAATTTAGCCGCTTTTGACAGCGCTGCAACCGGGTTGTCACCCTTCACGATGAACGCATCGCGAAGATCAATGACTTCCTGGGTGTACTTCTCGTTGAAGTCGGAGCTAGCGCGGTCAAAAACCGGGAAGTTCGTCTCCAATTCGGCCGCTGCCTGCTGCAAAGCCGACATTTGCTGGCTCTGAGTGACCTTCTGCTCCATTTTCTGGGTCAGTTCGTACTCAAGCTGGGCCCGTTCCGCCTGGCGGATCTCCTGACGGAGTGCTGCGGCCTTATCATGCTGCCCGTCTAGCACCAAATTCTGGTACTCGACCTCTTTGGCCGCAAATTCATAGGTACTTGGGGCGTTTTCGGCAACATTTTTTGCAGCCATGAGGTCATCAAGCTGCTTTTGGAGCGCCTTCTGCTTCGCCAGCACCTCGTCGAGGCGTGACTTCGGCACCATCGGCTTCTTTTGCTCAGTCTCCTGAGTAATTTTCGGCTCTTCCTTGGCCTCGGCCCGCACGACCGGCTCGGGGACTTCCGGAATTTCGGGCTTTTCCTCGGCCTTTACCTCGGCCGTAGGAGCCTCGGCGACCGGTTCTTCAGCGACTTCCGGCTGTTCGACCGGGGCAGCTGCCTTAGGCTCTTCGCCAAGGCCGAAGTTCAGGTCAATAGAGGGGCTTTGGGCGTCCTCAATCGGGTCTGAACCAGGCATACGGTCAAGAGTAACTTCCTTCTTATCCTCGGACATAATCAACCTCCTATTGCGGGGTAATTGGCCGCATCAATGGGGCGGGTCGCGATGCGGCTTGGGTCTGCGTCTTTGCAGCGGTCTGCATTACGGTGGCAGCGATACGGGTTGCGGCAGCGGTCTCCTGCTGCGAGCGGCGGGTCTGGTTAGTCAGACTGGCCAGCTCACGCCGCAACTGCAACTCCTGCTCCTTCATAGCGATCTGCGCCTGCAGGTCGGCCATCTTGAGCTGCGGTTGGACATCTGCCACATCCTGGACCTTGGCGATATTGATCGCCGCCTCGGACTGCAGCTTCTGAACTTCCGCCTGCATCTTCGCCAGCGTGAGCTGCACCTGCTGCATGGCAATCTCGTTCTGGGCTGCTGCGGCTTCCTGCTGTTCCGGTGTCTGCTCGACGCCCGTCATCATGCGGATGCGCTTAGCGAGTTCACCCTTACGGGCAAGATGGCTGTACTCGATGATGGCGTCATCCGGGATGGCAACACCAACCTGACGCAGATTGAGGGCCTCGGCGAACTGCATCTCGTCGAACGAGTCACGCGCCGGAGCAGTGCCAATAACGACGTCGTACTCACCAAGAGTAAGGTCGTTGACCACGCGACCTTCCGGAGTCATCTCGTTAAGCACGATCGGCTCGCGCGGCTTCAACGGGTCGTCTTCATTTGTGATCTGGATCACTCGCTGTTCAGTATAGAACTTCTGAACCAGGTTTAGCACCTTCTCAGCGAGATAATGGCGGGTCTTACGCAGGTTATCAAGCGGAACCTGGATCATGATGACCCCCCGGTTCTGCTTGGCCTGTATAGCAATACCAGACACTTCAGCACCGTCCGACCCGAGCATCGAGTCGTTCACGCCGCTGATCACCTTAATGTTAAGGGCCGCTTTCTGGCTGATACGGTCGAGGCCGGTCGGGATCTGGTTCGGAGTGATCTTTGTCGGCGGCGATGAGCCACGATTGTACTCGACCACCAAGCCGGTCTCCGCGCCGTGCTCTTCTAGATCATCGGCCGTCATGCCGACGAGCGAACCGCTTTCCACCATCCAGCCACTGTTGGCCGTGGTGTTGACGATATGCAGCTCCTGGCTCGCGATCTTGTTGAGCTGCTCCTGCGGGGAAAGCAGATTGCGGACCATGCCGAACGGACGGCCGCGACGGAAGTACGCAAAGTACGGCACGATGGTGAAGTCATCGTACGGCGACCAATCGTCATGCAGCACGATCTTATCGCAGGTAACAGTCCAGCGAACGCGGCGCACGACTTTCGAGACAACGCTCAGCCCATACTGCTTGGCAAACTTTTTGATCTTTTGATCGTTCCAGTTTTCGGGGGCTTCTCGCTGATCGCCGGTATTCGGGTCAACGAAGAAATCCGCGCGGCCCATCTTGCGATACTGACGAGCAATCACGCGAAGCGCACGGATGTTACGGTAGTCTCCGTTGCCGGGGATAGCGGCACCCAAGTAATCCTGGCTACTGTCCGTCTTACCGTAACGGGTCTCTTCATACTCAATCGAGTCGCGGCCAAAGCCGTTACCGTTCTCGGCTACGAAGCGTAGCGACTCCGCCTTATCCTTGCCGTAGAGTTCCTCGATCTCGTCGAGGGTCATCCACTTGGTCTCGAACACCTCGTTCCAGGTCTTCGGGTCGTACTCCTTCGCATCCGGGTCAATCAGGATGTCGATAGGATCTTTGGCCGTGATGCGGATCTCGCCCTCGACGTGATCACTGAAGTCCATGCGGACATCAAAGTAACCACGGCCGTCCATGATGAGGCCATCGCTGAACACCGTCTGTTCAACCCAGTCGAGCTTGTTGTTGTCGGCGATCTGCATGTACAGCTTAGTCAGTACGCTAGCTACGTCCTGATCACCACCACGGCGAGGTTTGAACTGCACGTCAGCGCGGCGCGTGGACTGTTCTCCGAGGACAGTGTTCACTGTCGGGAGTACGGTGTTAATGGTCAGTGCAGGACGGCCTTCTGCCTCCAGCTTAGCCAAGTCAGTCTCGTCCCACTGATCACCGCGATAGAACGCGTCACACTTCTTAGCCATCTCGACGTACTGCAGGTGGCCGTTGTCGCGGGCCCGGACGTACCGGTTCCACTGCTGCTGGGCGAGCTGCTGTTCTTCGATAGACGGGGTTTTGATCTTAGCCATGGTTTATGCACTCATCGCGGATTTTTGGCGGGGTCCGCGAGTAAGAGATAGAAGTTTGTCCCGCCAAGACGGTGTGTGGACTACTGGGGCTTGATATGTAGAGAACTCAGACATCATGAGACCGATCCACGCCAAGGCGTCGACCTGGTCATCATGCATACCGTTCGGGAACCTAAGAAGTTCCGCAATCAACGGACCAGTGAACGATGCGTCGCGAGGGAAATATACTTTACCCTGCTGCATGCGTCCTTGGATGGCTCGGGCACGCGCTTCCTTGTCGCGCCGCCCAGTCTTAAGGTCTTTGAAGTACGCCTCGAACAACCCGCGCTCACGCACACGTTTCTCGAGGAACGGACCGAGCGCCATTTCAATGTGGCTCTTTTCGATGCCGACGATCGATGGCTTCCACTGAACGTACAGATCAAGTATCCGCTCGACGAGTTCGAAGCCGTCGAACCGGCCACGCACGCAGTCCATGACGAACATGTCGTCGTATTCGTTGATCCCCACTACGATGCCGACGCTGTAGTCGTTGCGGTCGTTCTTACCGATGGCCAAGTCCCACGCGCAGTAGTACCGCATGGAGTCCTGGTCGATCTCGTCAAAATCGTAGTAGTTGATCATGCTACGAGTGAAGTACTGGCCGTCGTCAGCAACAGGGTTCTGCTGAAAGAGCGCCGACCAGTCGCGCGGGCCTACGGCTTTTTCGATGCGCCTGAGCGCTTCGACGTCGTACCTTTCGGGGTGGAGGGCTTCACCAGCCTTACGGAACTCTTCGTCTTCTTCGGCGATGGCGGGATATCTAACGACTTCCCACTCGTCTCCACCTTGAGCACCCGCTTTAAGAAGTCGACCAGCCAAGTCATCATCATGCCACCTCGTTAGAATGACCAACACGCCACCACCGGGCGCAAGACGGGTGTACGCCGTTGACGTATACCAGTCCCAGTTAGCGTCCCGGTTGTTCTGGCTCTCGGCATCCTCCCGGTTTTTAACCGGGTCGTCGATAACGAGAACGTGAGCACCTTTACCTGTGATACCACCGCCGACACCGGCAGCTACGTAGCCACCACCGTCAGTTGTTAACCACGCCTCAGCACTCTGACTGTCCGGATCCAAGCGCGTTTTAAAAATCGCTTTGTAGGACGGTTCACGGAGTACCTGACGAACCTTGCGACTGAAACCCATCGCAAGCGAACCCGAATAAGAACAACTAATAAATTCATGCGAAGGGTTGCGACCCAGATGCCAAGCCGGGAATGAAATCGACGCAAGCGTCGACTTTCCATGACGGGGAGGCATAAAGAGCATAAGCCTCGGCGACTTTTGCTCCACAACGTCTCTAGAAAATTGTTCAAGTCGTTTGCAAACATCTTTGTGCACCCAACCTGCGTTGTAGTCCGGGTTAAACTTCTCGACGAACGGTAGTATCCGCTTACGGGCTAGTATCCGTTCTGCGAGCTCCTTTCTCGCTTGATCCTTTACATCGAACTCTGGCCGGGGTTCGTTGTCGGTTTTTGGCTGTACCGGGTTAAGCAGCGCTTCTTCGGCGTCAGCTAAACAGTAGACGCATACCCCTTTATGCTTGCCGGAGTACAAGGTCTCCGGGTGCAGCTTCTTGCACTTCAAGCACTCAATAGTCGGGATCTCGTCTGTCAAGGTGCGTCAGGCTCCAAGTAACCGACATCCTTACCAGCCAACTTCAACAACTCTTCGTCGCTCATCCGCTCTATCTGAGCAGAGTTCAAATTAATGTTGACCTGCATGGCGTTGTCGGGGGCCGTTAGCCCATGCAACTTCACCAACGAGTCAACCGTGTTCTTCATCTCGGTCGCATTCACTGCAGCGTTGTACGCGTCCAGGTACATCTGGTGCGCGT